AATCAAGGCCCATTGCTTTGATCTTGTCCACTGCTTCGCCTTCAAGGTCATATATCTTCATGGCATATCTTTTCTTTGTGATAAACAATCCTTTGGAACCAACTGCTTCTCTACCCGCCGCAATTAGTTTGCCATAAGCAGAAGGGCAGTTAAATGCAGTCAACATGTATTTGGGGAATGATTTGTTAACTTCTTCGGCCACAGAATCATACAGTTGTGTCACTGACTCTTTGCTCCAAGGCACGTTGCCTGCATCTATTTCAGCCTTTAGTGGTTGATATGCTGAGAAATACACAGAATCTGTGTCGCCATATATTACACTTTTGCCTCTGTAATCATATTCGCCACATATAATTTCATTTGTTTTAGATGCCATGTGCTTTGTGATGCATCTGCCTGTAAGTGTTGTGGATTGCCCAATCCTTGTGTCAAAGAATCTACAACCAGGATTAAGAATAGCACCATACAAACTGTTCAAGTTAATCTTCTTAACAAGTTGCCGCTTGTCCCAAAATGCAGTTTCTACTGCATTGTTGGCATCAATGGCTTTCTTCTTTTTATCTTGCAGTTCTTTGCGATCTGCATACCACCTCTCCAACAGACCAGGAATCACTCCTGCAAATTCATGTGTGAATATTGTGCCATTTGCAGAAAGAAACCATGGCTGATCATTGTTGAATATCAATTCATACACTTCTGCGGCACTTAATATATTTGACTCACCATTCTCCCAATCAATACTAATGCTTTGTGCTCTGTCTTGTCGCATCACTGCTTGATATTCAAGTGATCCAAACTCGCCTTCCCATGCACCTGCAAATGATCTCTTCTCCATGGTCATTCTGCGTTCAATTTCTTCATCTGTGAGTGTTTGTCGCAATTGTCCTACAATAGTTTCAGGAGCCATGTTTAATGCTCTAATCACAGAAGGATACAGTGAATTGATGTCAATTGATCCAATCCAATCATGCAATCCTTTTTTAGGATATGCCACATAGGCACCTGCCGCTGGATCCGAGCCTGGTTCACGTCTTACTCTGTCAGGCACAACCATGCCACGTCTGTGTGCTTCATTGATGATGCCTTGTTCAGTCACTGCCACAGCACCCATTGTGGTTTGTATCAACACAGTGTTTTGATGTGCTAATTCATTGGACAGTGCAATAAATTTAAGTTTGTCATCAAGTCTACCCAACAGTGCCACGTCTTGTCTATTGTATTCAATAAACTTCACAAAATCTTTATTATACAATGTATCCAATGTGCCTTCATATGGAGTTTTTTGTTCGCCAAGTTCCATCTTAGAAATAAAGTCTAATGCATATGAATGACGTTCTTCATATGTGTATTTTCTATACAGTTGCATGTAATCCAAATGCACTCTGCCTATGATGTCATATGTGACTTCTTCGTTGCCAAATCTTTCAAACAGTCTTTTGCGTGGGAATGTGTTCCACAAACACAAACGTCTTGTGTCATCTTTGGACATCACTTTTTGTATTCTGTTCACTGTGTATGGAATATCAAAGCCTTCGGAGTTCCACCCGCTCAACACATCAGCATCTTCACAGATTGTAATAAACTTGTCCAACATGTCTGCTTCTGATTCACACAGCATGGTGTTTTCAAATTTTTGTTCTATGATTTCTGGATTAGGAAAGTCTTTGGGAGGAATTGCCAGTGTAATCAATTGATCCAACCATTGCAGATACACTGTGATGGATATGATTGGCGCCCAGGCATCTGCTGGTTTGGCATAGCCTTTGTTGGGATCAAAGTCAACCTCAATGTCAAAAAATGCAACCTGTAGTTCTGGAGCATCTTTGTTGAGGTAGTTTTCTTCCAAACAACGGAATATGGGATTGATGTCTGACTCATAAAGTTTTTTACCTGACTGCATGTGAACTTCACGTTTGAATTCTTTGCCTGACTTGGTGGCAATGCGTGACACTGGCGTGCCATACACTGACTTGAATTTGCCTTTGGGATCATCATAGTAGGCCACATAGCGAGCAGGATATTCCACATATCTTCTCTCACCTTTGATGCGTTCAACCACAGATATCTTGTCTGTGTCTCTGTCAAACAGTGCGTCTACATAGCTCATATTTTATTGTAACATCTTTCTATTGTAATTCATAGTGTTGATTGATGGATGACTGTGCCCAGTCACTGTATATTTTCATTGCCCAATCATAATTATCACAACCAAAATAATCAAGTGTGCGTCCAACAAAATTAGTATCATGCAAATCTGATATGTCAAATCTATTTTCAAACACAAAAGCCTGTTGCCACTGTGCAATACTATTGGCATAATCTGATACAAAATTGCTTGTTTGTTCAATGTGATTATAAGCTTCTTGTATTATGTGTGGTCTTGGCGTGTAGATTTTTTCAAAGCGTCTAGCAAACCACGTATGCAGAGATTTGTTTTCACAAACCACTTGCACCACACGATCTTTGGTCTGTTGACACCAGTCAGTGTCATGTGTCAAATAGTGTTGGTCATGTAACCTTTGGGTGTATTTTTGTTTGTATTGATTGTCATACAGATGAAACTTCTTCATAATGCATCGTGCAGGTTTATATCTATAGTCATTGATCACACTATCAGTAATTTTATCATTGTATCCTGTGCGTTTCTTTAGTGCATTAGGATCTATCATGGCAAGAATCAAGTCACCACACATACCTCCTCTATACAGCAGTGCTGTCATGACCAATGACTTTCGTTGATGATGTGCTGATTGTTTTGATATTGGAACACAAATTTTATGTTGCCATTGGTTGTGTCTGGATTTTCCATTATGTCATATTGGCCGTTAATTTTTGGTTTGTCAGCAAACCGTATGTCGTTCCATATCATGTGTAAATTGAATTTGTCAGCCAATGATTGACCCCATGACAAAAAATAATCGTAATGATCAACAGTGAGTCTATTCCAATCAACAATCTGTGTGTCTCTAAAACTATAAAAAAACAAACAACCTGAACGCATGGCCTTGACATAATTTTCAACGTGTTTGTCCAAACTATTGATGTCGCACAGAAGATCTCCTCTATTGTTGATCACAACAAAGTTGTCAAACACAGCACCGTTGATTGCATGAACTTCTGCACGGTCACTGACGATTTGTGCAGGGGGATAGAATTTTTTAACAATTGGCCATTGTTCAATCACAGTTAGGTCAGGCACAATATCCTCTAGATAATATCCTGCACTGCCAAACACACAGGTTTTACCTGGTTGTAAATTTTTTACTATGAAATTATCATAAGGTTCAATCTCAACTGTGTGGCGTTTTCTATTACGCAACCATAGATCGTGTTTGAGTCTTCCGATTCTGTATCTGATGTAGTCAGTCTTTGGATTGTGATGACTGTTGATAGCATAGTCTTCAAATTTTTCAATCAGTTTTTGCATATGAAATAGTGTCTATCAGGCACCACCCATGTGAAATGTTCACCTTGATCAAGATAATCAACACTCATGTCTATTACCTTATAAGGCAACGATTGTTGTAACCAAGATGTGATTGCTGGAAGAAAATCTTTTGGCAGTATCAAATCAACAGTTTGATTGTCAATGTTAATGTAATGCCTATTGAGGCAAAGGTAAAGATTGTCACACAGTGTTACCCATTTGTGTATTTGTTCTATGATGCCCCGCAAGGGATATCTTGAATATCCTTGATGTGTTACTAGGATTAGATCACATTGATTGAGATCATGCACTGGTTGTGCTGTGCCATAATCAAGATCAAGTCTTACTTCTTCATCGTGAAAAACTTTTGTAAAGTTGTTAAGTTTGATAAAGTCTTCAATTTGTTTTACCCTTCTCAATTTGTAGTTGTTGTCAAAAAATCTTTCTTGTATGCGTTTGAAATTTTTTGTCCAATGATACAAATTTTTTGCTGGAATAACTTCAACATTCTTCATTTGATTTATTTAAGTAACACCATTTACCACTAGGCCTACACCGTATACTACATTGAGCAAAATGCTAAAAATAAAGAGCGATTTTTCTTTCCACAAGTGTCCCACAGTTGCCCACAATGAATTGCCAATCAAGAAAAAATAATGATGAATATACAATTCAGGGATAAAACTTGACAAACAAGCGGCGAATAAAACAACCGCAGTGCTTGTCCAAGCGAGCCACTGATATGGTTTCTGCATTAGGCTTTTTTAGCAATTGCTAACAACTCCTCGAGTTCTTCAATATCATGTTTTTCAGCAGCCAGTGATTCCTTGAATGCCACTGCAATTGCTTTGGTCAACAGTGCTGGTTTGATTTCTAATTCTTCTGCCACTGCTTTGACTGTGTCTCTCAACCCATCTGATAGATCTTTGACTTCTTGTTTGACTTTAATGCCACTCTCAATGACATGTTTTACTTTTGCTTGTTCTTCTGTGTTTAGTGTTTTCATAACAATGCTCCTTGCAACTATTGTAAAGCAAAATGTTACTTTTGTCTATTAGTTTTTTTAGTGTTGGTGCGATCAAAAAATCTTCTGGCAGGTGAATATTTGTTGAGTTGCAATCCACGAGAACCAGGTGATTGTGGTGAAACCATTTGTTTGGTGGTTGTGATGCCTAGTTCAATCAGTTTCATCAGTATCGCTCGCATCTGATGGACTTTTGACATGCACAGGACCAATATCATGGCTGGTATCTTCATCCACATTGAATTGTTCTGGTTTGTCCTGTTCCCACTGTGTGAAATATGAATCATCAGTTATTGTGTCTTCTCTAGTGTTTTCAACTGTGTAAAAATTTTGATCAATGAGATATCCTGGATTTTTGGTTAATCGCTCTTCCATGAAAGCATCATCATACCAAATTGTTCTGTTGTTTGGATATGCAAAGAATGTACCTTCATCCATTCTAAACATGTGAGCACACTTGTGTTCTGGATCTTCTGAGAAGTTTGTGTCCAGCATGCCTGCTTTATCTTCCCAACCAAAATCAATTGTAAACATATAAGTACCTTTTCTTTTAGTACCATGCCAGTCAACTAATTCTGCTCGACAATTTGCAAGTCTATTTCTTCTCTGCACACTTATGTATGAACTGAAGCAGTCCCAATACATGTGAATATTCAATGGATGTTTTGGCGCATCCTTTTTCCAAACAAATGCATTGATAGGACGTCTGGTCCAGTTTACTCCATTTGGCAGTAGACACTCGAACAGTATTGCTCTACGCTCCATGCAGTTTGTGGTGTGAATATCGCAAAATGTAAAATCGCCATGTCCTTTTGTGTGGTTGAAAAGATATTCATTTCTTATGTAAGCACTGAATGGCGGAATGTTATGATTAAGATATGCCATCTACCAGTTGCGACATGACCAATATCTTGCTTTGGTCTTTGGGCCTGGGTTGTCACAGTTGTGTCTTGCTCTGAATGACTTACGTCTGGCAGGATTTGACTTCCTAATTTTCATAGTTTTTTCGCCTCGTTTTTTAGCACTAGTGCCACCATGACCAAAATTAACTTTTTTGATGTTGCCTGTTTTGGGATCTTTGACATAAACTTTAAATTTTGAAACATCTCC